CATTAAACTGACTTCTGGCATTCTTAGTTGCAGCATTGAACTTCTCTGCATCTAGTGTCAGCCTTGCAGTACTGTCTGCTGCTTGGAAAGCTAACTCATCATAGAACCTAGTCATCTCAGCTTCTGTGGTAAATGCAAGATTTGTAGCTACATTTATAGCAGCTGAATCAGTAAATAGTTTCTGAACGTCATTAGCGTTATTAGTTGCAGCTACTATTCTTTCATTAGCCACATTATCCATGTTCATCTGGAAGAACTTATTAGCATTATCAACTGCCCTCTTCTGTGCAAAGTTAAGATCAGCAACATCAAGGTTAGCAATATGAGATAACTTAGCCACACCTATTGCAGTCTTTGCATCAAAGGCTTTAACTGATAGGGTCTGCATAAACTGTGCATCAGCCATAGCAGCTGGCATCATAGACTCCAGACCTGCCTGTGTTATTGCAGCAGCAGCCATTGAGGATCCACTCATACCCCTTGCTGCCATAGCTTGATTAGCTGCAGTGACTGCTCCTCTTGCATAGAATGGTATTCTACTCTTTCCATCCATACCTGTCCAGTCATCCTGGAGGAGGGCAAACTGTTCCTTAACAGAGCTGCCATAGAAAGCTTCAAAGTTTTCCACTGAAGATCTTGCTTCTTCTTCAGCCTTAAGATATCTCTCAGATAACTCAGACGTTACCTCTGCAATTAGATCATCATCTGTTATTCCAAGTGTGACTTCTTCAAGAGTTGGAAGGTTACCCACTACGTTTACATCAGGTACTCCAAGGTCTTTTAGAACAGCAGTACTAATCTTTATATTATCCGTACTAACTTTTACACCATCATCGAGAAGCTTACCATCAGTTGTCCCTAACTCATCAGTACCAACAGTGTGTTGGGTGTAGTTAAACTTTGTACCATCTGCCAACTGTACTGACTGGCCTGGTGGAGTGTTCATCTTTTTAATAACATCAGGGTCCAGCTCTACATCATTAACACTGTCCAGCTCTACATCATTAACACTAGGATTGGAAGTATCAATCTGTCCTGTGTCTCCATAGAGTTTCTCAGCCTCTTTCTTTTGATCCTCTAAACCAGGAGCATAAGGACCTGCATAGTCAGTCCTAGTCATATCAGGGTTATACCACTTGGCGTTGTCACCCTGAGCTAACCATTCAGCATTTATTCTATCTCTCTCAGGGTTCATTTCCCACTGTTGTCGAGCAGAATCAACTTCATAGTCGCTATCACCACCAGGATTACCTGGACTATAATGGTTTACACTAGTGCCTATGATACTCTGTTGTTCTTGTTCCCAGGGAGTTTCAGGGGACTGCATACTCTTAATATATTTCTCTCTAGACATACCATCAGGTTTAAACTCAGTATCCTCAAGGATCGACATCGTGTTCTCTGTCTTTCTATCTTGTTTAGCCTTCTTAAGTTTGGCAATGTTAGCCTTACCACTTGGCATGTTGGTGAGACCCATAACAAGAGGAAGAGCAGCAACAGCTCCTGCAACAGCTGGATTAGCAGCAGCAAGCATACCTCCACCACTTGGCATTGTAACAGCGGTTCCATAAAGCTTTGACATTATTGCTGGAGCTACTGACGTAATTGGGGCAGCAGCTGCAGTAGTAACCCCTAAAGCACCGACTGCACCAACACCTGTAGCAGCTCCTAATTTCTTATTAATAGCCATTTATCTTTTCCTATTCATCTTAAGTTCGTGTTGGCGAATCACTGCAGGTACTATACCATACTTCTGGAGTAAAGTCAAGAGTCTTCTTCCAGTACTGAAATCCGATCTGATTGACGATCCATTCGTCTATTGATTATTTCTGTATCCCTGACAGCATCTTCTTTAGTATATCTTAGAGAAGCTTCCAGTTGAACTGAGTCAAGTTGTACCTTGATACCTTGCATACGTTCTGTAAGGACAGCTACACTGGTGGCCGTAAGGTTAGTTGTATTAGCCATCCAGATACATAGAGCTGCTATAAGGATTTGTATAATAGATTGACCATGTTTTTCAAAGGTACTTCTCTCTGACTTATCTTTAGTAGACATTGACTTAATCCTTATGCTGTAAACACTGTGAAAGTTTTAGTACCGTAGGCACCCATAGTTGCTACACACGTATACCCCGTGTCTTCACTACTACCAGTTGTCAGTCTAGCTTTTAGAGTATCTCCATTAGAACATGTCTGGCTACTTAAAAACGCACCAGAGTTATTCTTCTGAAGAAGGGGAGATGAGCCAGTACCTCCAGATGTTACAGCTAGTGTACCAGATGATATGTTAACTGTAATTGCTGAAGTACTTGTAAAAGTTTCAAAAGTACCTTGATTATATAGTGTATTGAATGTCCCACTTAGTGATGCTGTGAATACATTATAGACTAACTTCCATGCCCCACTGACACCTACATAGACTTCATCAACAGTCTTCCAGGCACCACTAACCCCAACTTGTATAGAGTTCATAGTCTTCCAAGCACCACTGACACCTATTTTTGTTTCAACAGTCATTACGCAGTATACCTAAACCATACGTCACCGTCAGCAGGAGTCCCACTAGCAGCAGATGTACTTACAGTTTTAGCATCAGTACCCATTGAGCCAACACCTAGAGCAGTACGAGCAGCTCCAGCATCACTGGCTCCTGTACCACCATTGGCAACTGCAAGATCAGTACCACTCCAGTTACTATTGTTAACTGTACCAAGAACAGCAAGAGCTCCTAGACCTAGAGCCGTTCTAGCTCCACCAGCGTCACTTGCACCAGTACCACCATTGGCCAGTGCCAAATCAGTACCACTCCAATTGCCATTGTTAACCGTGCTGAGAACAGCAAGAGATCCTAAACCTAGATTAGTCCTGGCCCCACTTGCTGTACCAGACCCTGTACCACCGTTGGCAACTGAAAGATCAGTACCACTCCAATGAGCATTATTAATTGTATCTAGAGGACCAAGAGTTCCAAGAGCAGCGTTAGTAATATAGCTGGCTCCATTAGTTATTGCATTGTTGTTTAAAGTAATCGGTGCGGAACCATCAAAGTTGACACCTGAGATTGTTCTAGGTGTAGTCAAGGTTGCAGCAGAACCAGTAGTACTCTGGTTGAGTGTTGCCACTCTGGCAGCTGCTATAGTTCCTGTAGAGATGTTAGATCCATTGAGAGCTGTCAGTGATGCTCCATTACCAACCAAGTTAGGAGCTTTAAGATTACCTGTTGAAGGATTAAAAGTAAAGGTAGCTACAGTATCCTTAAGTGCATTACTGTTGTCATGCCAAACTATAGGATAGTCCTGGGCTGACGTTGAGTTGGTGACGATGACACCTGTGGCAAGAGTTGAGGTTGCAGAGTTACCACTTGCAGTTACGTCTGCACCAGTAGCTACACTATCAATCTTAGTCTTATCAGCTCCAGTCATCAGACCAGAAGTACCAGCTGCTATAACGACAGGAAGAGTAACGTCAGTACCAGAACTACTGGCTAGTACCCTTGTAGAGGCAGTGTAAGCTAAGTTAGTTACTCCCCCTGAGGACACAAGACTATCAAGGTTAAGTTTGTCAGCCTTACTTAGAAGACCAGCAGCTGTTGTAGTTGCCCCAGGTATTGTTGCATTTGTTCCATCTGAAGATGTTAGGGAGCCGTTACTGACTGCTGCCGTATAACCAAGATTGGTTGAGACATTAGTTGCCAAGCTGCTGTACTGAGAGTTTGTAGCATTGTCCCCTGTATTAGTACCTGATAGATTAGTGATGGTAGCAACAGTATGAGTATGTGAATCATCAACAACTGTAGCTGCAAAGGTACCCGTACCACCACCTGTGACATCACCTGTAAGGGTAATAGTTTGAGTTACATTTGTAGCTTTACCGTTGTTAGTTGCTATGTTAGACTCCATAGTATCAAGATCTACAGCTTGAGTTACGGTAATGAAGTTAACCTTAGTGTTCTGGGCTGTGAGGAATGAAGCAGTAGTTGCTCCTAATACTGAAGTGTAAGCCTGTACATTACTTCCAATGGCAACCCCTAGAGCAGTCCTTGCAGCACTGGCACTAGTAGCTGCAGTACCACCATTGGCGACAGGAAGAGTACCTGATACCCCAGATGCCATAGGTATCTTTGTACCACCGCCTGTAGTTCCATCATGATTATGTCCTGTTGTTGCATGGTATGCTGCTTGAACTGCATTATACTCATCGTTTAAGTGTGCAGCCTCAATTACATTACCTGTTGCAATTGCTGCAGTTGCCCTTGTGTAACCTGTAGCCATATTATTATCCTCTTCTTCCGTCTGTGCCATACTCAATTACAAGAGATTGTACAGTCCATGTTGCTAATTGATCAGTGCTACTAAAGTAGAATGACATGTTGTTGCCAGCCCCAACTAAGTTAAGGTCTGAGTTTATAGGATACTCGGAGCCATACTTCACAGCTGCACCATCATATCTAGTATTGTTATCTCCATAAATAGCAAAGCCTGTTGCCCCTGTACTTAGTTGAATTGAAGGGGGTTGAGTAACCCCAAGTTTATTATAATCAAAGTTATAACCAAGAGTTGGATCTACAATACTGGTTGCCCTCATATAGAATTTACCTGTATATAAAGTCTTCTGTACTTCAGGATCAGAGAAAGTCCAGTAGGGAAACCTTATAAAAGAATCTACATCTGCACCATTGAAGTCGGTTCCTATCTCCTGCCTATACACATAACCATCATAGCCACCATGTATAATATACTCTGTAATGGTGTACTGTGAACTGTCTGAACAAGAAGCGTTAATTCCCCTGATCTTAAACCATTCTAAGTTACTAACACCTTGACTACTTAATCGAAGTCCACCTAGAAGTCCTTCTCCTTCTGAGTTTTCATTAAGGGTATCGCCTACAAAGAGTCTATACTGTGACTTATTCCTAAGTGAAACAGCATGTACTTCTTTACCTGCTTCTCTAAAGCCTAAGTTTTCTATTGTATTTGGAATAGTTCGTGTGACATTTCCAAGTTCAAAGTCAGCATTCTTAATTGTACCTGCAACAGTTCTGATACCATCGAAGGAAAGGTAGTAGACATCTCCGTCCATTTCCTTAATAGTTCTGGGATCAATTGCACCGACCTTATGAGTTACATTTTGATACTGAAAGTTTGTACTACTCTGACCACCTATAGTTCCAATACGATCATAACCGAAGAGGAACAGTTGTTCCCTCCAGGGAGCCATACCAGTCTTCTCACTGCCTGTCTTAAACTCCCCACTACCAGAACTACCGTCTAGGAGTCCTTCATCATTAGGAGCAGAGAAACGAACAAACTGTCCAACTGAGTAGAACATATGCTTATGAAACTCTTGAACTGCACAGGCATTGACCATATTGTTGGCACTAGAAGAACTAATGGTTGTTCCATTAACTGTCTGTCCTGAGACCATCTTTGTCAGTGTGGTCCCGTCATAGTGTACAGGAGCATTAGCCCCATCCACAATAATAATGTTATCGGTTCCACTCCAATTGTACCTTGTAGCTTGAACACACACTGGTGCGTTTGTCATAGTTTGAAGGGCAGCACTCCACCCAGCTCCTACACTTACGTACCACTTCTTAGTACGTAGGGCAAGACATTTGTTTTTAAGCATGAAGACTGCATCAACTGGACCTGATCCAGGAACAATAGCAGTGTCAAACTTTGCATAACCCTTAATTCTACTATAGCCTCCAGTAGGAGAAGGTTCAAAGTTACGTGCTTCCATAAGGGAACCAGGAGCAGCCTGACCCTGAACTAAGGGGGCTAAGTTCTCCATCATGCCACCCTCAGGGATGACTGAAAAGGTATCCCATCTGTTTAAGTTTAGACTCACCATTACTTAGACCATGAGTTTCTAGTAGACCGTTTTACCTTCTGAGTTCTAGTGTCGTAAGCGTAATTAAGATCTTGTGGGACTAAGGTCTTCTTCATATCTTTGAGGCCCTTCTTATACTTATCATATTCTTTAGTAGACATCTCATAGTTCTCCCTGAAGTCATAGGCACCCTGCATTGCAAAGGCTATAATAATTCTGTCGTATTCACTAGGGATAAGAGTTGTATCAGTGGCAGCAGCTAACGGAGTAGGTGTCTTCCAGTACTCGTAGGTAATTGTATAAGCTCTATCAGGAATAGGAGTGATACCAACCTTCTCATCCCTGGTACGATATACTTGTGCAGGAAGATTAACTGATCCAGCTGTAGCCAATTGATCATTAGCTCTAAGTCTGTTATGCCATTCCAGGTATGCCACTATGCCTATAGGCTTAGCTGATACTTCTAGAGAAGCATTCTCTTCCAAGTAGAAGGTAGTCCAATCTACAATCTTATAGTCAGATGGTAGAGCATAAGTCTGAGTATCAGCTACAGTTGTAATCGTTGCATCTGCATGATTGAAGGGCCAACGAGATACAGCTTGATTGATGTCATCAATGGCTTCTTGTATTAGATCTTTTGCTAGTGATTGGAAACCTGTGGCAGCAATAAAATTAGCCGAAGTCAGTTCTATCTGATTCAGCTTTCTAAGTACCCTGTTAGTTAACTTCAGGAAAGTCGTTCCCATCGGAGGCTCCTTTATAAAATGAGGTGAGGTTGTTTAAGGTACAACCTCCAAAACCTGTAGGCAGACTCCATGAAGGAGACTACCAGATAGTTAAGCTACGTCTTTAGCAGACTTAGCCCGTGGGTTACCCTGGTAAGAGACATACTCAAAGAGTACTTCTGCTTCCCATTCACTAGCTGAAGAAGATTCAGTCTTGATAGTCAAGTCCATAGTAGTTGCGGCTGTGTACAACTTACGTACATCAAAGAGACCGTTAGTACCTTGAGCTTTAAAACCAAGAACCTTAGCATCAGCACCGTCTACAAACTCGTCTGCAGAAGCACTATCACCTAGGTCAAAAGTAAGAGCTGTACCAGTTGCAACAACTTTTTGATTCATTGTTACTCCACCGATAACAGTTCCTGCTGGAATATCCATAAGATAGAATACGTCTCCAGCAGCAATCGCACTACCCTTAGCAGCAACACACATAGCTGAGGTTACCTTAATAGAAACGATACCAGGTTGTGCAGTTGGACTTACGCCTAGTCCTGCAGATGCACCGCCTTGTTTTAGATTAATAGTCATAGTTCAGTTCCTTTCTATTAAGCTGAGTGATAATATGCACCGACAAGAGCTTCAGAACGAAGAACCTTACGACCATATAAGTGAAGACCACGAGTTAGGTCAGCAAAGTCATCGCCATCCCGTAGTGTTTCAACAGTGTTAAGTTGTTCAGCGGTAGCACAAGCAGAACTATGACCAGCCATGACAACGCCATGATCAGAAGTAGTATTAGCAGATGGGCCGTTGCCAACTGTAGGTAGGTTGTTAGTACGGTACATATCAAAACCACGAATCTTGCCGATATGAACACGTCCATTAGTAAGAACGCCCTTATCAGAATAATCGTTATTGATAAATTTACTGTCCTCGTCACCAAGCTTTTCAAAGAATACAGGATCAGCTGCAAACCAACGACCTTCATCAGGAACATTCTTCTGTGAAAGAAGACGTTCAAAACGATTGATCAGACCTAGCGGAGTGAACAGAGTAGAACTTGGAGTTCCACCCGTAGTAACTTCGATTGGACTTCCTGATGCACCAATTTTGTGAGCAGCAAGATCTAGTTCGCCATCATCAGTACCAAGATAACCAGCCATGTAGCTCAAGATTTCACTATCATATGCATCACGCATACGGTAGGCTGCTTGATCAGTAGCTTGTTGTTCCCAGTTAATGTGAGACTGTTTCTTCTCAATATCATTAACACGGAAAGCAAACTTGTTAGCTTTGTCAATAATAAGGATGATTTCATCATCGTCTAAGTCTTGTGCACGAACAGTTTGTCCACGCACGTAGGCTGAAACTTCGATGTTAGGTTCTTTGATGATCTTAACAGTATCACCAAATTCAGATATTTCACCAGTGTAATCAGAGTTGGTGATGTCACGACAGATAGACTCTTTGCGGAATGCAATTTGTACCATCTTCGCATAGATTTGAGGGGACCAGTTACCATTAGGTAAATTGCCATACCCTGCAGCGGATGTAAATGCCATAGTTATTTCCTTATGTTAGCATTATGATTTATGTAGGGGACTTCATTCACCTTAACGTCTCGGCTTCCAGGGAAATCTCTTTGGCTAAAAAGAGGGCCTTTAGTCTGAGGATGGTTAAGTGAAGAGTGTGTTCCTAAGCAGCGTTAGTTACATTGAGTACAAGATTCCCAGTACGTCTAGCCTTATCGTACAGGGGCTTATTCTCTACCCACTCTTCGTCAGTCCAGTTAAGGACCTCAGACTCTAGAAGTTTACCTTTTGGAGTCGGAGGCGTTTCGACTTTAGCTTTTGTTACCAAGGAGGCAGCAGCAGCTTCGTCTTGTTTAGCAGTCTTTCTATTAGACTGTTTATTATCTTCACCACTCTCTAGGAGATTGTTCTCCATTTTATAGAGATTGATGGCTTGGATAATACTCTTGGGGTTCAGTCCCTTATAAAGGACATCACCAACCCAGCTATCTTGAACTTCAACCCATTCATGGAAAGACTTATCTCCATTGAGTGAATCAAAATCTGGGTGTGCCTGTACCACTTTCTCTTTAGTAAGAGCTGCAGTGGACTTCTGATCTTTCTCTGCAAGGGTGGAAACTTGTGCTTCAAGATCTCCTTGCATTCCTTTTGCAATGTCTGTTGCGATGGCTTTAATAGCTCCTGCTACTTCAGGGTATTGCTTCTGCCACTCTTCAAGGTCTGCTGCATTAGTTGGGATACCTTCAGGGCTCTTTGCCTTCTGCACTTCTAGGGACTCACGTAACTTTTTAAGCTCTTCATCTTTAGCGTTACGTTCCTTATACCATGCACTCTTAGTATCGCTGTATCTCTTAGCCCAATTCTTATCTTCTTTAGATGCTTCAGGATCAGCCATGATCTCTTCTGCTTCTTGAAGTTCAGGGTCTGGAGCTTCACCCTTCTCTTTATCTGCACGAGCCTTTACCAACTCTGCAAGTTCTGCTTCATCTTTACTTAATTGTGGATCTTCTCTTCTTTCTTCTGACATTTTGTTATCCTTTCGGGAAGCCTGTCTTAGGGGCCGAGGGTTATAGAGTACCTCATGGGATACTACTAAGGTTAGTTATACCTATAAGTTCAGGCTTGTCAAGACCTTTTTTTACTTTTCTTTTCTTTTTCTCCTCTGATAATAAAATCAAGGTCAGATAGGACTTCTCTCAAAGCTTTTATCTCCCCCTGCTTCTTATCAAAGATGTCCAGAGTTATACCTTCAAGCTTCATAACCTTGTTGGTCACCTTAAGCTTTAAGTAGTTCTCAAACTTAATCATTGGATCTCTTCCAACAGTCTTAAGTAGTTGTTCTTCCTCTACCTTAATCACTGTAAAGGTCCTCCCTGCGGTGGCATTACAGGTGGCTCTTCAGGAGCTGGACCCTGTCCATTAGCTGAGAAGCCTTGCTCACCAGGCATAGCAGGTGCTTGAGGACCTATATCTCCTCCCATTCCTGGGGGTGTAGGAGCTTGTTGTTGTTCCTGAGGAGCATAGATACCAAGAGCTACCTTAACCTGATACTCTTCTTCAGATAGTGTAGCAAGATCAGGATCAAGTTCTAGGGACTTAGCAAGTTCCTTAGTAAGGTATTCTTTATTCAACCTCATTGACATTTCCTGATCACCACCAGCAACCTGTATAAGTTGTAACATACGTTGAGATCTAACTTCCTTAGCCATCAAAGATGATACACCCTGTGGTTTAACTTCAAGGTCACCTAGTAGAGCAGGGTCAAAATCAAACTGATTGTTCCAGGCAAAGTAAGCCTTACCCATTGGTTCCAGTACATAGTCATCTATGTTCTTAATGACAGTCTTGATTGCTCCAGAAGCTGCACCCATTAACATTGAGATACCAGCAGCAGTACGACCTACTCCAGATACTCCAGTCTGTCCATGAGAGAAAGAACTGATACCAGTACCTTCATCCGCTAAGGCTCTAAACTTATCATACATCATCATGTTAGCCTGTGCAGTACTTGGGAATTGAATAGAGTTAATGGTACGTCCAGGTTGACCACCCTCACGCTTCCAGATCTTACCAGGATACATATCCATAGTAGTATCAGAACTGAGGTTATCACTATCTACTTCCAACATAATGTTACCTGCAAGTACTGCGTTATCCACAGACATACGGGCAAAGCCATTCATCAATGTCTGACTATCTTCCATGTTCTCAGGTAGGCCTACTCCAAAGAAGTTATAAGGATCTTCTTCATAAGGGCAGACATAGTAAGGTATACGAGCAGGTTTAAAAGGATTAACTACAAGACGAATAAGGATACCATTACAGAGATAGACACAGACATTAACTTCATCATCACCTTTCAGGCCCTTTGGAAGTTTAAGACCAGGAAGATCTTCCAGCTTACTAACTGTCATTACTCCCCAATACTCTAACATTTCAAACTTGTTAGTGGTAATTGTATCATTACCTTCCTTAAGGGTTGTCTCCCACTCTTCATCAGAGTAGTTAGGTCCTAGTTCCAGAGCCATGTCAATGGCATCTGCAAGGAAGAACTTCTGTTTCTTATAGGCTCTCAACTCAGATCTTCCAAGTTTATGACGTTCAATAAGCCACTCACTATCTTCCACACTGGAAGCATCTGTATCATTGTAGATAGACCAGATAGAAGCAAACTTACTAACTGGCATAGGTATTGACATAGGGTCATAGTTACCCTCTTCGTCCCAACGAGGATACTCTTTCTCAGTATGGAATGGACCCTTAAGACAGCCTGCACCTAACATACACATTTCAAATAGGAACTTACGGAACTCACGAGGCATGCGAGACTCAGTCAATTGATCTTGTATCTTCTTAGTCATTGCTTCAGCAGCAACCTTAGATGGGTTCATTGAGACCTGACCTGCTTTGTCAGCTCCACCCTCTTCAACAACTAGGTCTACATCGGCACCTATTGATAAAGCTTTAGCAGCAATTCTCTTCATACGCTCCATAATGGAATCATTAGGAAGTACATCGTTACCATCTCCTGGGAATCCAATAGGGTCTACAGGCTCCTCAGGGGCACCCTCAGGGCTTGAAGCACCCTTTTGGCTACTAGGGTCTATGTGGATAGCTTCTAGTGTCCCTACGGGCTTCTCTGTGGCCCCTACGGATATGGGGAACATAGGTCCACCGAGTAGTACATCTAGTAGTTGTCCATAAGCTGCAAGAGTTTTAGTCTTTGTAACCTTAATAAATACACGAGATACTTCTGTATCAGTAAACTCAACATCATCTCCGTATCTTCCACGGAAGTTCTGGTAGGATCTTAACCATCTAGCTTCAGCTTGTTTACGGTTAACCTTGCTCTGTTCAAACTTACTTAAGACATCAGCAGCTACTACACCACCTGGTGCACTTAATACCATTGTCTCAAGAACTGTTGGTGCTGCATCTTCTACTAGTGTTTCATCTTGCATTGTTATTTCCTTATATTGCTTTTAGCTATACGATCTATGTAAGACGTTACCCGTCCCACGTAGACATTCTCTGGTTCTTTATCAAAGAAACCCCCTGTGTTTAGTGTCCAGTCAAGGGTCTCTGCTGCTAGTCCTTTAGTTAATCCTTTAAAGTCTTCTCTATGGTATGAGATGAGTTCACTTGTAGCTGTATTTCCAGTATCTCTAAATAGAATAAAGGCTGCTACATCACCTGTTACTGTTAGGAACTTAAGTTTATTAGGTGAATACTTGAACTCACCATTTAGTCCTAGCCATCTTGAACCTGATAGAGTGACTGTTGGAGTTAGAGTATTAACCCCTAAGTCGTCTAAGTACTCATGGTTTGAGTCGAAGACATAGTCCAGTTTAACTGGGATTGCTTTGATAACAGCAGTGACAACATCTATTGAACTTAGTAGGTAGATCTTGTAGAGCCTTGAGTCTCTTTCCAATAAGGTTCTATCTACAAAAGTAACTGTAGGTGAATGATCCATCTCTAAGAGAAGGGGCACTGCATTGACTTCAACATCTATTATAATAACTATTGTAGTATCTTGAGGAGATAAAGTCAAGGTACCTGTAGTTGAAGTAAGAGTATAGTCTATATCAATTTCAACAGTGGTATTAGTTGCTGAAGTAAGAAGCCCAACTGGTACAACGATAGTATCAGTATCTATATCAATAATAATACTTGTATTGGTTACAGAGGTATTTAAAGAGAGAGTCGTAGAGATAACTGTTGTATCAACAGACACACTGGTAGTACTGGGTGAGGTAGAAAGAGATACAGAGCTAGGAGTTAAAGCCCAAACACGTATGTAGTCTTCAGTAATTCTGACAAGGCTACCCTCGGAGATACGCCTGTAACCACCCTCTGTAACTCGTTGACCTTCCACGTATTACGCTCCTATAATTTTAGATACTGTAGTTGTTGTACTAATATTCCCAATCACCATAGGCTCTGAGACTTACACTTACTGTGTTTGATGTGGTTGTGCCACCTGCATTTGTTACAGCGACTTTCCATGTTTCTGTTTTAGTAGTACTGTATCCACCCTCAGGTGGCTCACTGTTATAGCTTAATGTCATATTGTTGGCAGTCCTTGCGTCACCCTCAGTCATACCAGAGCCTGAAACCTGTGTCCATACGTAGGTGTATGAACCTCCTGATCCTCCATTGATCGTAGGAGTTAATGTTTTAGTAGCAGTACACGAACCTTCAGTAGTCTCTACCCAACAAGTTACTGTACCCCCAGTAATTGAAACAGATGAAGGGGCAGTGGCATTAGCCTGGCCATAAAAGTTACTCAGTGAGATTGTACCTGAACTAGGTACAGTACCTACTCCATAATATTCACTTATAGATATAGGGTTAGAGCCACCAAACTCGGTTTGGACATTGGCAAGGGTAATAGTTCCTGAAGACTGGAGTGTCATTACTTATCCTATGGGAATAAAATTGGGTGTAAGTCTTGTATTAATTGATCCATACCAGACACATCAGTCTCTGCTACAATATGAACTTTTGTATTATCAACAAAGTCCACTTGTAAATCTGCAGGTTGTGCAGAAGGGCTTGTTCTAGTTGGATGCCAAAATATATCTCTTATGTCAGCCATGTCTATTTACTCTCTTTCTTTAATTGTTTTTGTAAATTGTAATACCATTATTTATCCTAATCTGCTTCTGGAGCAATTATTGCACCAACGGCAATCTTTTGTGCAACACCATTACCAACTTCTGCAATACGTTCCGCAGTTACATCTGCATCATAGGTTGTTCCATCTTCTGCAAAGCAAACATTAACACTACGCTCATGTATAATGGGGGTTGCATCGTCTGAAGTAAATCTTACTTTAATGTCACGAATACCTGTTAGAGTTGTTGATATAGTTTGCCCTTCGTTATCTGGATCGGGGGTCTCTTCTACCCTAGTACCATCAAAAGTCTCAAGTAGTTCACTTGTTACTGCCATTTTATTTACTCTCTAATTGTTTTTGTAAATCATCTACTTTAGTGTTTAATTCTTTGATTGCTTCAACGAGCAGACCCACCATGTTGCCGTAAGCAACTGTTAGTGTTTCTTCTTTTGTGTCAGGATGCACATCAGTGTTAATCACTTCAGGTAATACTTTCTGCACATCTTGGGCGATAAGACCACTCTGTCTAGACCCATCTACATCAATCCTGTCATAGGTGTATCCTGTTAATGTAGATACTTTGGCTAGTGCATTGGGGATCACTTCAAGATTATCTTTTAATTTTCTATCTGAGTAGGCTGTGACGTTACCTGCTGCTACGACATTACCACCGAAGTTTGCATTATTGTTTGCAAGACTTATATAAAAAGGCCATTGACTATTAACTTGAGTCCATGTAGTTGAGTTATCTCCTCCTCTCAATATATAGAAGATGTCTGAGTTACAGTGCAACATTGCACTATTGTGGTTAGTGTCTTGAAGATAAAGAGTAGGGCTTGCATGGTTGATAATTAGATTATCAGTTCCCGTTTTTAGTGCGTAAGCAGCACCTTGTACTCCATCAAGTAAATCAGCGTCTAAGGTTGAGCCTGAACCATCATTACCCGCGTGCCAGATTGTGCTGCCACTGGCGTATAACGCTGTCTTATTAAAGTAAAAATTTGCCCTGTCAGTGTAGATGTGACCATAACTTGCATTCATTGGGCCTAATGAAATGCTACCATAAGCAGTATTCATTACATTACTAGCTGTTGGGCTAGTATAACTACCTGCATTATTAGTTATACTTCCGTTAACAGTAACATCACCTACAGAAGAGATTTTAAATGCGTATGAGGCGTTTGCATTAGGTCTTACCTGCCAAGCTCCACTGTTATCACTGGAGTTAGTTGCCACATCAAAGTAGTTACTTCCGTTATGCATTCTTGTAAAGACCCAAGTACCTGCACTTTGAGATTGGTAGATATAACCACCACCATTGATAACCATTCCCCCTGTAATAGTAGGGTTTGCTGAAAGGACATTATTTCCAGAACCAGTAGTAGATGTCGCCCCTGTTCCACCTCTGGCGGTTGCCACAGTGCCAGAAGATATATTAGAACCGCTAAGAGAGGTTAATGCCGCACCACTACCAGAGAAGGCAACAGCATTAACAGTATCACTACTCCGTACCCCCCAAATCCAGTCAACACCGTCAATATTATTGTCATGTCGTCTTATAGCGAATTTGGTATTTGCACCTAGAACATTAGCACCCGATATTGGGAATTTCTTATCTGTGTCAGAAGTGCCATCATGATTTAGCGACCAACCATAGTTGTTGTTAGAAGCTGCCACACCTGCGTTGTTTTCTGGGAAGAATATTCTTCCTGCTGCCTCACCGTTACTTAAGGCATCTCCTGTTACTTCCATCAAAATACCACGAGATTTACCAGTGGTTGTTAAACCCTTCTGCCCAATTTCAATACCACCACTTGTAACAAATGTAGAAGCATATGAACCTCCAGATGCTAAGGTGGCGGTGTCTGGGATATTAAATACAGTGCCATTATAGTCGAACGCTTTTGTATTATTACCATAGACTGAAACAATATTTCCAACTGAGCGTAATCCATTATAGTCAGCACCTGTTGTTGAATTGTCTGATACCGATACTTGGGAAGTTCCGTCTGTTGAATGGAATCTTGCAGGGACATCTGACCCACCAGAAACTGTCAACAAATCCGAAAATGTCTTAGCACCACCTATAGTTTGAGTACCTGTAGTATATACACCGTTAGTTACTGTACCTGCGTTTCCAGACACCGTAGTCTGAACAACATTAGGAGATGAGTTAGTCAGTGTAACTGTACCGCTAGTACCCCCACCTGACATCCCACTACCTGCTGTCACACCTGTGATATCACCTACATTAGTCGTATACCCTGCACCGTTTGTAATGGCGTTGTTGTTCAAAGAGATACTAGCAGAGCCATTAAATGAAACTCCTGCAATCGTTCTTGCGGTTGCTAAAGTAGTAGCTGTGCCTGCGTTACCTGATACTGTAGTTTGAACTACGTTAGTATTCTTAGCTGTATTGGCTGCTATAGCAGAATTAATTGAGTTAGCTAACTTGTCTGCTGTTACAGCATCGTCTGCAATCATTCCTGTCTCTACAGCACCACCTGCGATTGTAAGTTCTGTTGACCCTGTTACGTCACCTGTATGAGTGGCATTAGTCACCTTGGAAGTATTAGCTGTTATCGCTGACGCTTGTCCAGAAGTGATTCCTGTTTTAGCAGTATTAGCTGTTATTTCAGAGTTAATAGAGTTTGCTAGTTTGGCTGGGGTTACGTTGTCATCTAGTATCATAGAAGTAATAACTTTACTAGCTCCGATAGTAAGAGCAGCGTCACCTGTAACATCACCTGTATGAGTGGCGTTAGTTGTCTTAGATGTATTAGCCGTAATTGCTGAAGCTTGCCCTGACGTAATGCCTGTCTTAGCTGTATTGGCTGTGATAGCAGAAGCCTGTCCACCAGTGATTGTTGTTATTGTCTGCCATGAAGAAGTACCATCACCATCTTCTCTCAGTAGCTTTGTGCCACCTGTTTCTCCAGTAGACTTTATAGCTGTTCCCTCTGAGGTGACACCACTTGTTACTTCCCAAGAACCTTTAGATGTGTAAGTGTATAAGACACCATTCATCAGTAGGGTATCGTTAGTTTGGGGACTACCAGGGAAACTACCACTGTATGTATAGGCTGTCATTCTATTTAACCTTTGTTATATTAAGCTTTTGAAGCATCTAAGAATGTTTGTA